ACTACTGAATTCTTCAACATAAGTACGAATGTCGTTCAAAAATTGCATGATGGCTCCTGTGGTTTAGGCGGTTGGTGTAGCCTCTGCAGGTGCAGGGGCGACTTCGGCGGCAGGCTGTGCGCCTTGAGCGTTTGCTTGTTTTTGGATTTCTTGAATAAGACCTGCAACCTCAACAAATTTCTGGTTGCCCAGATATTGCATGATCGAGTTAACCAAGTCTGTTGTTAGAGTAATTGAATTCATCTCACATCTCCGTGAAAATGCCACCAAAATGGGGTGGTGGCTTCCCCTTCATCATTATGCCGCAGGAGTGTTCCAAGGCAATGGATTTTGCACTTGCGTAGGGTTCAATTGAGCCGCTAAATTAGCATTGATAGCCGCTTCTGTAGCCGTTTGATCGACCCCATTTGCCCAACACCAACCGACCACTTGTGATTGAGTCAATTGTGCATAGGGAGTAAAAGAACCACCGGATTGAGGCTCAGGAAATGAGCTTGTGCTATAAATGGTTGATGTAAAAGTCACTGGCGGCGTAGCTGTGTTGGCTTCAGTACCAGTGCAACGCCATCCTGCGGTCAATACAACTTCGGTAAAGCCATTGATGGTTTGTGTGGATGATTCCATCCAGTCGATTGTCCAGTTGATAGTTGCTGACATATTAAGCTCCTTATGACTTTTGTGCCGCTTGTGCCGCCTGATAAGCGGAAATTACCGCTGAAGTCCATACTGCCGCCGCAATAGCAGGTACTGGAGCAGGATCTGATTGAGCCGCTGTGTCACCGGGAGAACGAACCCATCTGTGAAAATTACGAGCAATCTCTACACCGTCTTTGGTGATGATTTCTGCTTGGCGTACTTGAATAGTGCCATCTTGTAGCACTTCTGTTTTGTCGATGATGGTTGTTGATGCGAGTGTCATTGTGACTCCTTAGAATGTTGTTTGATAACTTCCAGAAACAAATAATGCTCCAGCACTTCTCCAAGCACTAGTTGAAGACCAATAATAGATGTTAGTTCCTGCAATTGTAAGAATTGCGTTAGCACCAGAATATTGCGTTAAATTTAAAGTATTGAAGTAATTTAGACCGGTACTTCCTGTTATTTTTCCTTGAAACAACCAAGTTCCATCAACAGGTGTAAATGGCAAACTTATATACGAGATTGTTCCATTTCCTACCGCCGAATAATTAATTAAAGAATTGATTGTTACTAAGTTCCCTACTTTTGTGTATCTAGAAGTTTGAGATGTAATAGTCCAACTTGTCCCTGATTCCATTGGTATGGATGCAGTCCAAGTCCCTGTCTCATAGTCATTAAGAATACTATTTGTAATAGCACTACTGTTTGTAAATTGAATACCTTGACCAGACTGATTAAAAGTAAGTGTGCCATTAGTATTTAGTGTCATTGCTTGTATACCAGAGCTACCTGGAATGCCATTAGGCCAAAAAACAATTCCGGGGTTAGAATCACTATCGTAATTAAATAAATGCAATCCTCTTGCTGATGAAGTATTAAGATTTGTTCCGGTCATTCCTTTGTAATAATTGTTTATTGCACCAGAACCGTTGTATCTCATGCCTATCGTACCTTGATAGTCAGTAGTAATGGAATTATTTACAAATAGTCTTGAACTTGCATAATTGTTTGTAGCCCCTACTAACAAATTACCACTAGTATCTAGTGTCATTGCTTGGGTAGCACCAAGCATAAATTTATAATACGAACTAACACTAAAAGTTAAAGGAATACTTGAACTTGAATAATTTCCTAATGTATCTGTATAAATAGCACCAGTTGTAGATAAGTTTGTACCGTCAAACTTTAGAGCAGACCCAGTAGCTAAAGCACTTGTACTAGAAGCATATACCACACCATTTGCCGTAAATGATGTAAGTCCTGTTCCGCCATTTGTGGTTGCCAAAGTTCCTGCAAGAGTAACCGCTCCGCTTGTAGCTGATGAAGGCGTAAATCCAGTTGTTCCTGCACTAAATGTGGTTACTCCAATTGTTGATAATTGAGTCCATTGCGGTGCTGTTCCGCTTGAAGTCAAAACATAACCAGAGGTTCCAATCGCCAGTTTAGACAATGCTGTGCCAGACGCATAGTAAGGTAAATCACCTGCGGTATAAGATGACAAACCTGTACCGCCATTGCCAACAACTAATGTTCCTGCAACAGTAATGGCACCAGTAGTAGCTGTGTTAGGTGTAAGACCAGTTGTGCCTGCTGAGAAGCTTAATACACCAGTATTGGCAATAGTTACTGCTGCAGAACCATTGTAACTCGTACCACTTAGTCCTGTACCGATAGTCAAGGCATTAACTACACTTCCGGCTGATCCAGTAGTGTTCTGGTTCAGCGTTGGAAAGTCTGCGGCAACCGCAACAGTAAGCGCACCTGTAGCCGTTGTGGTTTTGACAATGCCTGTACCGAGGGCAGAGGTTCCCACAGAGTAATCAGTACCAGCGGTCGCGGCAGATAAAGCCGTACCGTTGCCCTTCGTGATTCCCGTTACCGTAGTGGAGAGCGTGATTGCGGGGGTTGTAGTGGCTGTGGCAACCGTACCAGCAAGTCCGTTGGCAGAGACTACGGAGACAGAGGTTACTGTGCCTGCCGTTGCCCAAGAGGGAGCAACCCCTACACCACCAGATGTTAGTACTTGACCTGATGTACCGGGATTATTAGATGCCAGCACTGCTTTAGAAGCGGGATAGTCACACCAAACGTATTGAGTACCAGTAGCAAAGTTAACTGTACTTCCACCGTTAGATGAGGAGTAAACCGTAGTACGGGTTAATACTGTTCCCGTAGAGTTTAATGCGCCAAGCCCTACTTCCCAATTAGTACCTAATTGGTCTGCAATAACATAAAACGTAGTGTTATTGATACCAACGCCTGTAGAAAAAGATTGGTAGCCACTAACTGCACCTAGTAGGGTAGCTGTTCCTGTACCGGGGGAGTTAGTTGTTTCTTGGACTCTATCTGCGACTATGAATGTCATGATGAAGCCTTATTAAGATGCAGTTAATTCGGGCTGTTGAAAGTAACGACTTTGTGTTTCGTTTTGAGCATCGGTGTAGCTTACGAGAACTAACACTGTGCCTGTTTCTTGGTCTAAAGAAAAACCAGCTACTTCACCTTGGATAGCTGCTGGCAATACTTGAGTTACGGATTGACCTTTTGTAAACATGATTGATTCCTTATAGACTTAGTGAGTAAGTAACTTGCACTACGTTACCGCTATTAACAGGCTGATTGCCACCAGTAAATGCGCCAGCAGACAGTAATGTACCTGCAGTACTCATCAAAGTAGTCACTGCGCCAGTACCATAAGTAATGAATGCGCCAACTAAAGTACCTGTACCAGTCATTGTAAAGCTAACTGCAGAGCTAGTAGAGATTGCACCAGCAGTGGCGGTACCAAAACTAGGAGCAATGCGTGCTGCAAATGTAGGAGCGTTAGTAGAACCAGCTTCAGTCCAGCCAGAATGAGAAGCCATTGTGTCTGCTGCAGATACCGCAGTATATGAAACGCTAGAGATTAAGCCCATGTAAGGACCAACTACTGTATAGCCTGAACCAGTCAAAGCTGTTTGCAGCATCAAGTTTTTACCAACAGTACAAACTACGTTGTCAATAGTTTGTTCCCATAGCAATGGACCATTTTCATATTCAAAGCAACGGAAAGTGTAAACACCTTCAGCTTGGGCAGATTCGCCCATACCAGCAATATTAGCAATGCTCATATTCGCTGACTCTACTGCATTTAATTGATCTTTCATATTTAATCCTCTAAATCAAAGTTGATGACTGGCTTGCATATACAACGGCAATTTGGTAAATCACCGGGTAATCCCCGCACTTCTTCCCCGTACATTACCCCAATTACGGGAGGATTGTCGAATGAATACTCATTACCCGACATTCTAATATGATTCACCCGAGGCTCTTTACCTCCACCGGAGTGTATCCATATAAAGCTTTTAACTCCAAGCGTTTTAAGTCTTGAAGTATTAATCGATTGATAAGCCTTGCGAGTCTGATCCAATGCAACATTCCTCGCATGACGAATATTGCCATTGTATTTTTTTGTCAGGAAGGGGACAAGATCTTCCATTCCTTTTCCAGTTGTAATGCTTCGCATGACCTGACCTTGGACTTCGGCTAGATACTTTTGCGGAATTACCTTGATAAGGTTTGCAGCTTCTTGAGTGCTTGCCTTGATTACATCGTTGATCTGAGCATTCCTGAAGGAAGTATCGATCTTAAAATCCTCCGCAGCGTCCTTTAATGACAGCCCCAGCGTTACGGCTGAGTTGCGGATAGTGCGCTCTATCATGCGCTCCGTTGATCGCTTAGCGACCTCATTGAAGCGTTTTGACCACTTGAGCAGCAGCCAGTTCAATAGAATCCGGGCTTGACTGGAGATTGAAGCGTCCTCAGCAAACCCGAACTTGTTTTCTTTAAATAGTTTTTTTAGCTGTCTTTCAACGTCTCGAGACATCAAGCCGATCAAATCGACTGTTGGCTTAGCATAGTCGGCAGCAATGCTTGCATTAGGTCGTAATGCTTTACCGACTATCCCGTTTACCTTCTTAGTTGCCTTTGGCATCTTCTTTGGCTTTTCCCCACTGAGCTACATACTCAGGAGTCATAAGCTTTGCCACTTTTGCGTCTTGCTCTTTTTCAAGATCATTGCC